TTTTGATAATTCAACAGAATATTTGCTACCAATTGAAGACATATGGATACCAAAAAAAGAAGACACAAAAGATAATACAGAAGTTCAGTTAGTAATAAACAAACCAATTATATAGGGAGGTAAAATGTTAAGATCAAGCGGTATAAACATGTTTAGGATAACTCCTAAAATGTTAAAAAATAGTTGGAAAAAGAGAAAAGAATTTTCAAAGAACTTAAAAAATAAAAGTTTTTTGAAAAGTGCAAAAATAATAGATTTTAAATTTCCAGCTTTATAAGTTTGGGTGGTTGATTTAAGGGGGTTCCTTGCGGTGTCCTTTAAGGTTTAACGGTTCAACCAACCCTTTATGCTAAACAAATTGCATAATATCCAATGGCCATTAAACCAACCGCTTGAAAGGTAATATGAAACACAAAAGCATGTCAGAAATGAATAAAGAAAGACAATTTAAAAAAGCTCAAAAGGAAGCTCAACAAGAAGAAACAGATTATAAAGGTGGTAAAGCATACTACACTTTTTTAAATATGTTTTATAAAAACAAAAAAGAAAATGATAAATCAAAAAAAACTGATAAAAAGTAGCTTCGCAAGTAGATATGAGCTTTTACCAAAAGAAGTTAAAGACAAAGTAAGCTATGTTAATTTTGTAAAAAATGCTGACATGATTGAAACAGTTGTAGAAACTTGTAAAAATGTTGTAATTGGAAGAAAGGAACTTCGTATCAAGTATGGAAATTTTAATATTAATTGAACTTGTAGCTTTTAGTTATTATTTGGCAAATAATTAATTATAAATCCGAAGCATTATATAAATCTTTTAAAGGTATCGCAAAACAATAAGGTCTAGAAGAAATACCAAAATTTGTCAAATATTTATCATCCGGTTTTGTAAAGTTAGGAAACCAACCCACAATTTTAAAATTGGGGTTTTCATCAATCACTAAAACGAATTTACATTTTTTATCGTTTGGCCTTATTATTAAAAAGTTATTTGGTTTTTTAAATTGTGAACGTATTTCAATGTCTTTTCCAATGTCAGGTTTATCGTAGGTGCTATATGTATCGCTATAACTACCGTTCCAAAATACATTTTTCCATTTAGCAAAGGCCACTTCGCAACAAGCACCACTAATACCTAATGATAAAGTTTTCTCTATTGTTCCTTTATAACCATGCCCAAAGGTACGCCCCATTTTTTGATTTTCAATAAATCTTCTTCCGGCAACATCATGGGCTAATTGTACTTCATAAGGTTCTAATTTAATTTCTATCATTAAATTTCATTACCCCAAAAATCCCAATTTGTTAAAGGGGGTTTTTCTCTAGCAAACAATTCAATTTTAGGAACATTACCACATAAAGCGTCAATTCTTTGTCTGACCATACTTGGCTTTGAACTGTGATTTTTTCTTGGCGATAACACTAATTGCATAATATCTTTTGCTTTACGTTTTGGCTTTCCTTTAGTTGCTAATAAACACATTTCAGGGTTTGCCCTAGTGTAATATCCTAAACCCATTGGAAAGTCGTAATCTAAATACTGATTTTTCTTGCCCTTAACCCAAGTAAATCCAACTGTTTTGTAAGTGAACGACCATCTTTTTATTACTTCTAATCCTTTTTCCAAAAAAGGGTCTGTAACCCACATAAAAAGAAAACAATCGTTATCAGCAATGCTAGAAATTGGAAGATTACATATATCGTCCATTCCCATACAAGGATAATGCTTTGTTGCATTACGATCTTCGCCTTTTTTAGAATAGCTTTGAAAGTACCAAGGTGGGTCTGCATAAATAACTTTATATTTTTTTTTAGGAAAAGGAATCATTTTAAACAATCTGAAATTAATTTTTTAAGTTTAGGATTTGCTTTTTGTATGATAGCAAGTTCTTCAGATAGTAAAGCGGTTTTTTCTTCACCTATTTTATTAATATCTACCTTATTTAAATCGCAAATTATATGCCAAAGTTCATGGTAAATAATTCTTCCTAACATCAACCCTTTAAGATTTGGATTTATCGTTAAAGTTGATTCGTTTGGTTCATACATAGCCAAGCAATCCTTACATTTATCCCAAAATACTCTAATTTTACGTCTTTTATACTTAATTTCTTTTAACATAAACGATTCGGTTATTATTAACATTTATATCATTAATTGTATAAAAGTTATAGATTTTTTATACAAAATATTATACAAAATGTGCATGGCCGAATCAAAATTTATAAGAATAAAAAAGTTTTGGAAAGCTATTGGCTCTGACCACACAAGCCCATCACAATTCAATCAACCTTTATGTAAATGGTTGTGGTTGTATATTAAGTTAACGCCCCAAGAAAGAAAAGCCATACCTCCCTCTGTAAGTATGGAATTTGGTGGTATTGTGGGTCAAGCCGTACAAGATATGAAAACTAAAAATTTAACTTTGAAAGATGTATATGGCGACTGATATAGAAAAAGATAAAAAATTAGAATTGCTTGAAAAACTTTTAAAAGAAAAAGATATACAACTTGATGAAGAAGTTCGTAATAAATTAAGTGAGAGGCAACAGGTTGAAAGTTATAGGGAAAAGTTAAGACTTATGGCGAATCTTGTTAAAGTAAATGAAGAAAAATTAATTGATATAGTAAGAAAGGTAGTAAATTTGTATGGAAAAGAAATCATTGACAAAAAACACTAATATAAAAACTAACAATACGAAAAATATTTATAATAAACTATTAAGTGTTTGGGAAAATGTAAGTACCGTAGCTAAAGGAAATAAAGTTGCTGGGTTACATTTTAATCCAATTTTACATGATGAAGTAAATAAAGTTTGTAGGGAAGCATTAATAAAAGAAAAATTGATTGCTATACCTAAATATGTAAATCAAAGAACAATAGAAAATTATTTTTATTTAGAATGTAATTTAACTATTATAAATACAGAAAACCCAAGAGAAAAATTAGAAATTGAAGGTGCTAGTGCATTTGCTAAAATAGATAAATACGCTACCGGAAATGCGATGTCTTACGCTACTAAATATGCTTATTTAAAAGCTCTGGCATTACAAACAGGCGAAGATAGTGAGGATGGCCGTAAAGCACCAAACGATTTTGCTATAAATAAAAAAGGTTTGCAAACTAAATTAAACAAACAGCAAAACGCTTTTATGGATAGTGAAGCATATCAAAAAATGAATGGCAAAGAAAGACAAGAAGCTCTTCATGGTTTTGAAAAAGAAAGAAGAGCAATAGACAACGCCCAAGAAAATGGAGGAAAACATGGCATTGAACTCTAACCAAATTACAATTTGGAAAGACAAGAACAACACAAAGACAATAGGTGTTGGAAACGTAAAGAACGATAAAGGAGAATATACAAATTTTTCTTTATCAGAGGTATATAACAAAGACGGCAAAATGTTAGGTCTTGGTTTATATATGCAGGTTGCACTTTATTATCCTAACGAAAAGGAAAATAAAATTGCACTTAACACAAACTATAAACAACCAATTAACATTGAACCCATTGTTGATTTGTTAAAAAGATTTAATGGTAAAGTTAGTAACGGTTTTAAAAACGCTGGTGATGAGGCGGCAGGTAAATCAGCTAACTACAATTTAACTTTTGTAGAGCCAAAAAAATCTGAACAAAATGGATTTGGTATTTAACATAATTGCAGAAGAACCTGAATATTGGCTAACTGTCATTTTAGGTTTTATGTGGTGTATGATTTATATAAGTAGCAAATGATGAAGGTAGTTTTTTTATTTCTAGGACTATTAAGTGCTGATACTGTGTATGAGGTAGTTAAAATACCTGTCTCTTACAAAGCAAAAGAATTTAGTTGTTCTCAAGCATTTAATAATAATGTCGAAATAGTTAAAAATAAAAACTACAAACCTAACGAAAATAGACCAATGGACTTAACAATTTATAAAAATAAAGTTGTTTTTGTTCATTGGTGTAAAGATAAGGATGGTAATTTTATCCCATGAGCAATATTAAAATGTCATACAAAATTCAAAAAGATATAGAGGAACTCATAAAGAGAAAAGAAAAAGAATATGGATCGTTTTCTTCTACAAGTGAATTTTTTCATGGTTTTTTAGAATCTACATTAAATTCAATAAATGGTTATAAAATTAAGATACCTAAAAATATTTTTGGCGTTTGTATGATAGCAATAAAATGTTGGCGAAGCATGAATAATCCAAGATACAAAAAAGATACTTACGATGATATTAATGGCTATAACGAATTAAATAGAATATTTGATATGATGGAGAAAAATGAAAAATAATATACCTATGACCCCTAAAATGATGGGGGTATTGAAATATTTAAGAAAATACATTAAGAGTAATGAAATGTCGCCTACAATTAGAAAAATACAAGTTGATTTAGGTTATGCAAGTCCAAATTCAATAACTGTTTTAATAAATAAATTAGTTGGAAGAGGCGAAGTAAAAAGAATTGCTAAAGATAAAGCAAGAAATTTGGTGTTGAATGGTAAAAGTAAATAGTACATGGCATTACGAAGCTACTGTTCTTGCCAAAGAAACGATTGAAGATACAACTGTTGAAAAGGCAACACAAAAAGCACATCTTCAATCTAAACCAAGTGCAAACGCAAAGTATGAAACCTCTAACTTACGTTTGTTAAAGAAAAATATAAAATTAGAGGTTAACGATGACGATAGAGCCAAAAAAGATAAGGCAACTGGAAGTCAAAAAGGAGAAGGTAGTAAGCAAAATGTGGAGACATAAAAAATTATTTTTACAATGTCAAAGCCAATTACCTTTACTTGACGAAAAGATTGCTTTTGAAAAGGAAAAACAACAAGCTATTTATACATAAGTTTGTATATAAACGTAAAAAGTGTATAAAGGGCATAGGGTATCTGTCGCTTTTTTGAAAGGAAAATGAAGTTTACATATATTATTACCGAAAAACCTGAAGGCAAAGTTTTTAATGAATATGCCAATAGTTTGAAAAAACTTATAAAAAAACTTGACCCTAAAAAAGTTTTTGAAGTAAGATATGTAAATAAAAAAGGAAACTCACAAATAAAAACAATAACTAATGGAAAGGTAGCATGACAGTAGAAATCATACACATACAAACAGTAGAGATAGACGAAAAAGAATTTTATAACCGTCTTGGCAAAGGGTTAAAAGATTTAAGAAGAGAAAAAAATAAAAGCCAAACCGATGTAGCTGAAATCGCAGGTTGTACGTTTCAGCAGATTCAAAAATATGAAAAAGGTAATAACCGCCCAACAGAGTATAGATCAAGAAAAATAATAGAGTTTCTTGGTATGCAATATGAAGACTTTTTAAATAAATGTGGAGTGATTAATGCCAAAGACAAAATCATTGATATTAGTCAAAGATAAAATAAATAAGTTAATCTTCTTTAACAAAGATCAAGAAGAAAAAAAGCAATATTATTCCAAAGTTTGCAAAGCTATGATTCAAAATTTATGGAATGGTTTATGTGAAATTCCAAATTTTAAAGAATCTAAATATGAAGAAGAGATAGAGGCGTATCATGGTTTAAAAGATATTGGCATACCTACGCATGGATATATAGATTTGTATGGGGAATACGTCATTGAAACTAAAACATTATGGCCAAGAAGAGGAAAGGTTAAATTAGACGGTACAAGATCATGGTCATCTAAATCACCACCAGCACCTGAAAAGATAAGCATAGATCATTTAAGTCAAGTTGCTTTATACCATGCCGCTAAAAACAAACCTGTTTATTTAGTTTATGCTAGTGATAAAACTTGGAAAACTTATCATAAAGGTAATTGCCCAGCATTAGAACCTGAAAATTTAAAAAAGGTTTTAAAACAACTTACACATAAAGCTAGAGTTATGGAAAATTTGTTAAGCATTTCTACCGACCCCAAAGAACTTGTTAAATATATAATTCCACAATTTGACCATTACAAATGGCAAAACGAATCGGACAATACACAATTAGAAGAAGCAAAGAAATTTTGGGGTTATAAGTAAATATTTTTTTTATCTTTAGATAAGTATTTATCAAAGCAACTATCTACGTTTTCAGAGTGTGTTTCACAAAAGAACTTATGTTCGGCGTTAATAATCCATCCGCCTTCATTAGATAAAAGCTCTTTATTACACATAAAGCAATGGCCACAAACTCTAACTGATAGTTTGTTTTTTCTCCAAGTTGCTTTATTTTTTTTTGATTTTATACCCATACTTTTTAGCCCATCTTTTGGCTAACTTGGGTTTGTTTTTAAATAGATACCGTCTTTGTTTTGATGATTTAAATGGCATCTTTGCCCACCGTCCAACCCTGTTTTCTATCAAAAACATCACCTGATTTTTTACGATTATAAACTTTTTTTGAATTTACTTTTCGTTGATAGAAAATGGGTTTAGACAAAGATTTAGCCATAGGGTTTGGTTTAGCTTTTAAAACCACTTACCATATTCCTATATGCTTTAGCTGATATTGTAGATTTCTTTTTGCTTCTGCTTGTACCAGCTTTCCTTCTCTTGTTAATATTGTAATAAAGTCCTTTCCTTACAACTTTACCGCTTTTAGTTTTATGATAACCTTTTTTCATTATCTTTTCTTCTTCTTTTTCTTACCTTTTTTCTTTTTGCCTTTTTTCTTCATAACTTTTTTTCCGTATTTCATGTTTCTCCTATTACCAGTTTTTGCAAGACCAATATCTTGCGGTTAGTTTATTTGTAGCCGTATCACATTTATGTCTGGCTCTAAATGATTTACGTCTTGCCGGATTGTTTTTTTTAATGGTCATGTTTGCATCGCCATATCTTATTAGTTTAACTGTGTTTCCGGACTTGGCTAAAACGGCAAATTTTTTACTAGAAGTTCTAGCTCTTTTGGGTTTGTTGTAACCAGCAAAAGATATACCTCTATAATTTATTGCCATTCCTTATAGCCCTGTTTATCTTTAGTTAAACATTGTTTTCTGTTGTTGCCTTTACGAAAACTACAATGAATCCAACCACTATTAATATCAGATTCGTCATAGTATTCCAATATAAGCTGATCGAATTCAAAATTGTTTTTAATGTGTGATGCAACTTGTTTATTATCGTAGCCAGGTATTTCAAAATCTGCAGCTTCACCTTGACAATGTTGGCTTGTAGCTTTTGATCCTATTAAAGAAGCTAATTCTTCTGAACGATAACCTGAAGTAATTTTTATTGGAGCTTCGTAATAATCTCTTAATGGTTGCAAAACATTTTCACATAATTCTGCTAGATTAACTATATGATGTGAAGCAGGTTCGTTAGATAAATTGTTTCGTAAAGCCGTTTGGCTTTGTGTTAATTCTTTTAAAGATATATTTTTTGTTATTTGCATAATTTATTATCTATCACAACGGCTTGATTTTCACAATATTTACATTTCATAAATTGTCTTACAACCATATTTTACAGCAAGTCTAAAGTTATTGACATTATCTTTGCCTTCTTGTCTTAATAACTTTACACTTTGTAATGAGGCATCAATGGCACACTCTGCCCAATTATCATAAGGCGTCTGTATTGTTACCGGAGGTTTACACTCTCCAGTTAAAAATGAACATACTGATAATACTAAAATAAATTTCATATTTAATCTTCTCTGTCATCATGCCACCTATCGTTAATTTTAGAGGCCAACCAAATTGCTAAAGGTATGCAAAGTATCAAAGTTAATTCCATTGAGCTTTTAATTGAATAATTAAAATAATGATGAAGGGTTTGTGTTATTAAAACAGGAACACAACCACCCATTATTATTATAATTACCATTCTGTATTCAAATGGCGGTTTCACTTATCCTTCTTTTCGTAATCTTTTAATTTTTGGTTTGCTTTCTCTAAATCCTCATTGGCATATTCAAGTTTCTGCAAACATCTTTTGTTAGCCGCATCTTTAGATTTACCAGCATCTTGCAGTTCGGCAACTTCTTGTTTAAGGATTCTTATTTGTTCCTTATATTCGGTTATAAGCTCATTTGAATTTTCAGACATTTATTTTTTTTTAAATGTAGAAACGCCTTTAATACCAAGTATTGTTGAAAAAGCTCCTACAACTAACGCTTGGTAGAACATTGGAAGATTTGAAAACTTATCAAAAAATATATCTATCTTCGCTTGAATATCAGGATCGTCGCTGAACACCGACCAGGCAAGTAAAAGCAAGGGAATTGAAATAAGGATAAGGCAAAATTCATCTTTCCAATCTCCTCTATGCGAATCAATAACTGCTTTTTTAAATTCAACCTCTCCATTGGCCATACGTTCAGCCATTTTTAATTCTGCAACAGACTCTAATTCTTTTGTTTTTCTTCTGTTGGCCGCAATAGACATACCTGTCTTAATCACACTAGGCACTAATTTTGCTGCAATGTTAAACCACATAAATTATTCTTTATAAAAATCTTTAAAAAGCCAATCTGTATATCTTTTTAGTAGCTTTTTTATTTTTCTTTTTATCCACCCCATGTTTGCCCCCTTTTTGTTTTTCAAGAAAATTAAATTGTCCTGAATGTGGTGTATTATTAGCTAAATCTTCTAGCCAATTATCTTTATCTGTAATTTTCTTACGAAACATTACAAAATAAATAAAATTAAACCTACAACCCCTAAAATTATTCGTCTTGTTTTTATACTTCTTTTAGACCAAAACGTTGATACTTTAGAACATAGGTCTGGTATTGTTATCATATTTTACCTTTATTTAAAATTACATTATGATGACTTAAATCAGTAGCAAAAGAGCCAACATCATCAGTTTCTTCACACATACACCCCTTACATTCACAAAGAATATTATCTTGTACGCAATGACAAGGGTGGTCGCAATCTTTACACTTTCTTTGCATTATCCTTTCTCCATTGTATCTATTATTTTTAATATTTTTTTCTTGCCCATATAAATTTCAGTTTTTGCTTTTAGCTTTTGACAATGAAACTGAACTCTTTCTGGCCGAACCTCTCTTGAGGCAACTCTTTTACTAGCCAGGCATGAGCTAATATTTTTTTTATAAGTATGTTCGACAATATTGCCGTTTAATACTAAAAGTAATGCTATCACAATTTCTTCCATTAATGAACTCCGTTTTGTCTTACTTTATCCTTTAATAATTCAACGTCATCTTGTAATTTTTTAATTTGTGCTTTTAAAAAGTCTATATTTACTTTGTTGTGCATACCTGATTCTAATTGTTCGTCATGTTTTTCAATTTGTCCGGCAATGTGTTCTAATAACATAAATTGTTCCGAATCAGCAGGTAGAGAACCTAATTCACCTCTAGGCCATTTAATTCTAAATTCTGTGTTTTTCTCTAAATCATTTTCCATTAATTTAAGTTTTGTTGAGTGAACATTTAAAGTTTCAACAACACCAAAATAAGCCCACACCCCTACTGCTACCGCAACAATTATAGATATTAAATTTTTTAAACTTATATCTACTCCGCTATTTTCTCTTAATTTAATACTTTTACTCATAGTCAATCATCATTAATTCAATTTTTAAATTTTTTTGTTGTTTTGATAAACTTCGATTTATTCGCCAATTATTTTTTTTGCGATACGAATTTGTTTTAACGTCAATTAATCTTATTTTACCATCTTTTGAAACAGCCACAACATCAAAAGGTGCTTGTGGGTCAAGCGATCTAGCACACCAATATCCTTGTTTAGTAAGGTTTTTTATAGCTTTTATTTCGGCAATCATACCCTTTGCCGATTTTGTTATGCCCATTAAAAATTAACCTATAATTAATTGTCTAATTGCTACAGCTATATTTGATAATACTATTGCACAAACAAACCATAGTATTTTTCTTATATCATTTATTTTTTCATCTAGGTGAGTTAAATGATTTTCTTTAACAGTTTTCAAGTCTTGATTGATTAAATCAATCTTGCCATGCAATTTTATTATCTCTTCTTTGTTTTGTTGGCTTATATTTTCCATATTATTTTTCTTCAAATACCGGTCTATCTGGATTTTCTTTTTTCCATTTGTCTTTTAAAACTGTCCAATAACTTATACTAGCATCAGGTCTATCTTGAAAACTAGCTGCGGACATAACACCCAGTTGCATACACTCATTTATAAGCTCTGCAAAAGCCGGAGGCGGTGGATTAATTCTAGGAACTCTTTTACATTCTTTAACTAATTCTAATTGTCTTTTTAGTTTTTGTTGTTTTTGTTGTTCAGCAATAAATTCGTCAGTACAAGCATCACCAATAGATTTTCTAAATCTCCAACCTAATACTTGATTTTGCGATTCAGCACTAGAGCCAGATTTGTATTCGTTCTGCCTTACCTCTGTGTATGCTTCCCAACTTCCTTGATCGCAAGTATTAGTTCCATTATTTAAATATTCATTTCTTGATTGTGCTGAAGTAACCACAAATAAAAAAAGTAATATCCATAAAAAATTAACGGTTAAGGTCTTTAATATCGTATTCATGTTGTCTTACTTGATCGCTTAATTGTTGAAAAATATTTTCAGCCATATCCCAAGTTGCTTCTGCTCTGGCTAATCTTTGTTTAATGTCATTAACCATTTCTTTGGTTCTGTTGACATCATTTGACATAACATCAATTTTTTCTTTATTAACTTGTACTGTGTCTGTTAAAGTTAATACATATCTAACAGACGTAAATGTTCCGGCAAGAATAGCACCAACAATAGGAACAATAACTATATTTTGTTTAAACCAATCTAATTTACTTTTATTTTTTTTTTTAATCATCTAACCCTAAATCTTCTTTAATATCTTTTAGAGTCAAACTTTCAAAATATTCTTTGTATTCTTGAAAATCGTTTTTTTCTTGTGTTGTGGTACTGTCGCTAATTAAACCATCAACCATTTTTAAAGCAGCATTTCTTACCTGAAAGGCATCTGACTTTGGGTCTAAAACCGTCATCACATCATCTAATTGTTTTGGATTTGCTAAAAAACCTGAACCTTTTCTTGCTAAATAAATCATTCCTAAACCTTTAATTGGTTCTCTGTAAGTAGAATATCCCATAGCAAAACCACCAAATAAAGATTTTGTTCCACCTAAAGTAGCTCTTCTTGCTATAAAATTTGAAACGTCAGGTATTGTTAAACTTGCATGATTTTTAGCAATAACAAAAAAATCATCCAATTTATCAATAGATAATTTTGTGTCTTTTAACAGGCCTTTAAGCAAATCTCTTCCTTGAGTAGTATTTAAACCTAGAGCATCTTCAAACTTATATGGATCAAACATTAAACCATTTATTCCGTTTGGCTCTCTAAAACTAATTAAAGATTTTTCATAAGCTGAATCCATTGCTTTTCTTGCAAATTTATTAAATTGAGTTTTTCCTACTAAATTTCGCAAATCATTTAAATACATTGGAGATAGATTTTTATTAGCAATTAAAACGCTGCCTAAATTATCTGCGGTTATAGAACCTGGAACTTGAAAACCAGCACCAAAAATATTTTTATCTACCATTTTAAATTTTTTAGCAACAGGTGATTGGAATGTTCCAATTCCAGGAATGGCCTTTAAATTAACGTCAGCTTTAGCAGCTTGTTTTTTCATTGCATTTGTTATTAAAGTGTTTTCCAAACCTTGTGCATAAACTTTATTGGCAAAATCTAATTTAGTTTTAATTTGTGGTGCTAATTGTGCGTTAATAATTTTTCTTTTAACAAGACCATCTAAATATTGTTTTTTAGTAAGTTGTGCTAAATCTTTTTCTAATGCCGCTTTAAATCCAGCAGCAGATGAAACTACAAAACCATCTTTTTGTGCCTTTATAGCTCTGTTTTGAATGTCTTTAACTAATGCCCTGTACTGATTGGCATTTATAAATTCAGGTAAATCTCTTTTTGCTGATTGTGCGTATTTATAAAAAGGATTTTCTTGTCTTTTAACTACTGTTTTAACTTTTCCTTGTTTAAATATTTTAATATCACCTTCATTAACTAATTTAACATAATTGTTTAAAGAATTTTTAAATGTTTTTGTAGGAATAATGGGGCTTTTAACTTGTTGTGTTGTTTTATAAAAATCATCGTAAAAATATCCTGAAATTCTTCTAAAACTTCCATAGGTTGATTTAGATGCTTCTGTCATATCTAAACCTAATTTAGTTAAACTAACATTAGGTGCAAAAGTGTTTAATGTATCATCTGCTGTTTTGTTAATAATATTTGCTTTTGCTCCTCCAGCTTTTTTTATGGGTTGTCCAACATAAGGAAAAACTCCAATAACTCTACCATATCCTTTTGCAATTTGATTTCCTGCGTCGCTATATGATAACGGAAAATTTAGTCTTTTAGCAGCTTCATATAATTTTTTATCTGGTTTTCCAAAGACCAACCTTTTAAAAGCCGTTCCACTTCCAGGTATTTTAGCAAATATAGTTTGTAAAAAGGCCTCTCTTTGAAAATCTTTTTTTGCCCTCTCTACTTGTGTTCCAAAATTTGTAGGTTCTTCAGTTATAAAACTTTGTAAAATATCGTATGTTTGTCCAGCACCTGCTGCTCCTAAAGTTCCTCCACCTACAATTCCTGGTAATCCTGCTGGAGTTCCGATAACACCTCCGCCTATTGCACCAATAGATTCAAAAGTAGGCCTACCACCAATATACTCTAAACCTTGTAGTTTTGGTTCTTCAGATAGCTCTGGTGTAATTAACTCTGGAATTATAGTGTCGGTTGCTCCAACATCTTCAGATTCTAAAGAATTTAATTTTTCGTATATAGCTTCTTTTTCTTCTTGTGTAGGAACTTTACCTTGAATTTCAACCTTTCCTAAACCCTCAACTTCTATAACCGCCATTATTTAAATCTCCAAATACCATCTTTATCTGCACTATCAGGTAAAATTTTTTTTCTTTTCTTTTTTTTGTTAAAACTTAATTTTTCTTTATCTACATTAGGTTTTGATTCATAAATACTCATAAATTCTTCTACTTTTGGTTTTATTTTTTTATTTATTTCATCATCTGTCAAACCAGCTTGTCGATAAGATGTTCTTGCGGAAGTAACAAATTCATCTAATAAAAAAGGTAATTTTTCTTTAACCTTTGTAAAACCACCAATACCTTGTAATTTTGCATCTTGTTGTGCTTGTGAAATCATATCTTTTAATAATCTTCCTGATCTATTTCTGTTTCTTGCTATGTGAATTGTAAGGGCGTTTTCAATAGGACTAATACCGGAAAAATCAGGATTACCCAATGTTTTTAGTGCTTCAAAATCAATTTCTCCTGAAGTGTCTATTGTAGTTTGGTAAGTATCTCTAACTTCAGTTAAAATATCTTTTCCTAAACCTTTTACTGCTCCACCAACACCATATACTTCCGGTGATCTATTTCCTATTTTTGCAACTGTTACTAATTTGTCCAAACCTTGTATTGCATAATCACCGCTAATTTTTGATTTATCTCTGTTTGCTTTTTGTGCTAAACCTGACAATGGTGCAGACCCTTCGTTTAAAGTTCTTAATTTTAAAGCATTTTCATATTCAGGTGTTCCTGGTTCAAATCCAGCAGCTTCTAAATTTTTCATTAAAGATGTTCTTTTGTCTTTTGGGGTTAATGCTTTTTTTATTTGTGCTGCTTGAAATACAGATGGCATTATTGGACTAAAAGGGTCTTGTCCTTTAAAACCAGCACCCAATACACTTGCACCAATTAAAAGGTTTGGATTAATATTTGCTAGATTGCCAAATAAACCACCTTGATTTTCATTGCCTAGTATTCCGCCTCCTTGATTTTTAGAAGCATAATCCATCATTAAAATTCTTTTTAATCTTTCACTCATTAAATTAATCCTCTTTCTTGTAAGTAAGTTATATTAAAAGGGTTCGTAGCCAAATTTGTACTGTTTAAACCGCCATAGGGCGACGCAGAGTAGCCAAATTGTCCTGTGTTAGGTGTTATGTCTAAAAGTGTTGCCATATTTGATTTTGCGGTATTATATGTATTTTCATACGTTTCGCTTAATCCCATGCCAGTAGGGTTAGAGGCAAAGAATTTATTGACTTGTGATTCAACCGGTGTTTGTCCAGCTACCACATAAGATGCAACTGGGGCTAACGCACTAATACCATCGTTATCGTTATCACTAGCACCTGTTAAATAACTTACATCCATACCTGATAAACTTCTTGTTGCTCTTTCTGCGTCTCTTAATGATCTTTGATAATCTGCATCACTAGCAAATGCTTCTCTACTTCCACTTACATAACCAGGTATATTTTGTGATGCAAAAGCATCGTATTCGTAATCATAAGGCATATCAGGTGTAAAAGCATTTCTTACAGAATTTAAACCTCTTGCAATATTAGCTAATGGTGAAATTTTTGTGTAAAAATCTAAAGCACTTTTAGCCACATCGCCAACAGATAAAGAAGATTCAGATTGATTTGCTGATTCTGTAGCTCCAACATTAGCAGCAACAGAACCTAAATCACCTGTATCAGTTACAACGCCACCAACATTATAATCGTAAGATGGAGTAATACCAGCAGCATCAGATTCATAATCAAATTGAGAAGGGGATGAAGCTATTGAATCTTGATATGCTTCTGTTTCGTAATCAAAGCTAGATGTTTGTGAACTGCTTCCTGAATCTGAACCGCTACTTGCACCCATTTGCCTCCTTAAAAAACCAATGCAATTATAACTAAAACAAATAAAGCAATAATATAATTAATTGGTTTGTTGTTAATTTTTATAGATAAGTCATAATATAATTTTTTCATTATAATAATCCTCCTAACAATCCGCCTACACCACCTAAAACTGGCCCTATTCCTGGAATAGCAGAACCTAATATTGCACCACCTGCTGCAGTTGTTAATGGATTAGCTCTTGATTGAACTTGTCCTGATTGAACTGGAAAACCACTTGCTATAGGGGAAACAATACTTCCATATTGTTGTAATGCAGCAAACGGTGCTAAATTTTGTTGTCTTTGAATATTTTCTAATTGTGCACCTACCGCAGTTAAACCTGGTGCTCTTTGTGCAATACCTAATTGATTTGCTCTTTCTAAATTATATTGTTGGAAGGCCAAAGGTAAAGCTGCTTGAGCAACTTGTTGTGTTACTTGTGATTGTGCTAATGGGCTTGTAGGTGTTCTTCCCATTCCAGAAAATTGACCTGCAACATTAGAATAAATGTCTCCAGCAGTTTTTTGTATTAAAGGGGAAAGAAAAGGATTTAAATAATTGCCAGATAAAGTATCAGCTAATTGTTGATTAGCAGCATTGGCCATAACTTCTTGTGCAGCAATACCTTGTGTAGTTTGTGTTGTTGGTGCAACATAACCTGCAGCTCCTACGCCTTGATTATAAAGTTGACCTGCTTCTGAAATTATTTGATTTAATGCCGGTTGTGCCGGTGCGTAAGGTTGTTGTGTTTGTGTTTGTGTTTGGTTTCCACCAGAACTGCCACCACCTAAAAAACTCATTCTTTTTTCTCCTCTTTAATTTGCTTTTCTAAAACAACATGGGTTCTTTTATAACCAAAATTGTTCATTACTTTTTGCCAACCTGGTCTAGCTATAAGCTCTAACATTTGGCATTTGTTTTCTTTGGCAAAATCTTCAATTACTTTTACTAAATGTTGCCATTTGTTTCTTTGTTTGCCTGTCATAATATAAATGTGGCAAACCTTACCAAGTTGTCTTTGTATTAGTTCGGTAACAACAACACCGAAATATTTATCTAAAGTTGTTTTTTGTTTTTTATCCCACAAAACCCAAACTTGAAATTTATCTTGTTTAGCTGTTTGTAAAACAAAATCCGAATTTGTAAGTTGGCCAGAATATAGAAGTGCTTGTCTTATATCTTTTTCTACCAAACTCCATACTTTGTCTAGCTCTTTCGTCGGTATTCTAACTAAATTCATAAATATAGTATATTTAGCATAAATTCAACTATGATACGATCAAATAACTAATAGCTATGTGTATCGAATCAGATGAGCTTATTGTGCCTTTAAGAACATCACTTGCCTCTAGCACCAAAGGTTCTGTTAATATTTCTTCAGAATTATTAGCAGTTAAACTCTTTGTTCTTAAAATCTGGTATGTAGCGGAAGCTGAACTATCCGTTACATCTAAAGTTACCGTTGGGGTATTTCCGGTATTATTTGTAACCCTAAAAGATTTAATAATAATTGTTTCCCCAGTTCCGGCAGTAAGCAAACTTGTTTGTGCCGTTGTAGCTAAAGCAACTCCTTTAAATTTATAATTATTAGCCATTATCTTGCTGTAGCTGGGTCTCCATTAGATGCTACAAAAGGTTCATCTGCAAACGCTATGTAGATATATGATGCACCTTCGGAATTTCCTGCAGCATCTGTACCTCTTAATTTAAAACCATTTGATAGCATGTCTATTGGTGCTCCTGTTGTTGCTGCACTTTCAACAAGACTAGAATTTGGAAATAAAACACTATTTGTTATATTAAAAGTATTTCTTTTATTATCGTAAATATACCATTTTTCACCATTAGCACTTGATTGTTTAAAAATTATTACAGCAGGTTTGAATCCTGTATAGACGAATGTGCCACTTGCATTTCCATTTCCTTTGTATAAACCAATTTTACTAAATCCTTTTTTTTCTGCAAAACAATAAGCTACATAAGGATTACCACCAAATTGAGCACCTACAGTAAAAACTGATGAAGTTGGTGTTGTATTATTCCAAGCAGTTGAGTCAGTTGCAGTACCATTAGTTGAATCTAAAAGAATATATTTAGTATTGCCTATGCTATGATGGTAAGTAATCCAATTTTGCGATGCACCTAAATTTTTTGTAATTATCATTTTAGGAACAACTCCTAAACCATGTCCTACTGTTTCTACACTTCCTGATGGAGTCCATTTCACAATTGAAATTCCAGCAGTAGTATTAGCTGAAGTGTATGTTGTGTTAGTAGAGCCATCATTATTTGCTGAACCTTGTCCGTTAGCTTTCCAATTCCAAGATACGTAAGAGTTACTATTACCATTTACTAAAGCAGAAGCAGCCGTACTATCTGCTCCTAAAGAAATTCCATCGCTAGTAAAAGCAGTTAATGTATCTGCAATAGTGCTTTCAACATCTGTGGCGTTAGTTCGTATATCTTTAGTTGCACCTCTTACTGCATCAAAAAGCATGTGGTCTCTTGCATTATTTCTATCTTTTATCCATACCCAGTCTGGCTGGAATCCCACACCAGTAAGAGTTCTAACAGAACTATTACCTGTATAAAGTTTAGCATTAAAATGATCTTGAGGTTTAAAACTGATGTATGCCATTATCCAAACTCCTTTAAGTTTTTAGTGTTTAATGCGTAATATCCTGATGGTACTGCATATTCAAAAGCACCATGTCCATTAGCATCTGCGTTAGCTGAAGCTACAGCCGTTGTGCCAAAAAATCCTGAACCAAAATTAAATTCATATCCTGCAGATGAAGAATATAAAGCTGTTGCTGGAAAATAATTATAACCACTTGCTAAATCATACATAGAACCTGTGCCAGTCGATCCGCTAGTAGGAACTCCTGAATTTTCCCAAGTACCATTTTTACTAAAATAAATTTTTTGATTATCAAGGTCTATTGCTACACCTACAATATCATTTTGAGCAAGAGTATTTCCCCAACTTGTTTCACTTCCACTATTACCTTTTTCTCCACCTGCTGAATAACCATATCCTCTACTATTATCTGTAAATTTATAATTACCTGTTAAATCTAGCATTGAAGCGTCCATAATGCCAATCCACATACTTGCTGAACTACCAGCTTTTTTACCTTCCCAATACCATTTACCTGTACTTGGTGCAAAACCAGCATAACCTGATTTCCAAGCATTACTATTATTATAAACAGTTGTGTTGCCATTTGTCATTGTTAAATTTTCACCACCATTAGCAATACGATTAAAAACACAAACATTATTTGTAGGCGTATCTGTATTTTGTGTCATTGTTCCTGATACAGTATATGTATTTGAATTACCTGAACTGTCTGTTCCCATTGCACCACTATTTTCAAATTTTAAAAATTCACCATTGTTTCCATAAGTTACTGATGGTGCAGTTTTTGGTTTCCAAATTCCTGATGTAGAATCTGTTTCGCCAAAAGTTGAAGCAGCATAAGCTGTTCCATCTACATAATGAAGATGAGCTAAACACCCATCAAAATAATCACCGCCTCCATTATGACTTCCTATTCTTCTTTGTCCAGAAGCTGATACAGCCTGCATTGATAGACTATGGTTTTGACTTGGATAAGTGCTTGTAGCAAGACTTGTTTCTTGCGTTCCATTTATATAAATTTTAGCTCTGTCTGATGATGTACTTTGTGTTGTATCTACTGCTATTACAATGTGCATAAAAGCATTAGGATCTCTAAACTTTCTATTAGTTACAAGTGCCATTGCACTTGAGCCACCTGAAACATCATATAAATTTAATTGATCCGTAGCATTAAAATATAGTTGTCCACTAGCATTACCATCTACATAATTATTAAACATTCTCATGTCAGCACCTGGTTTTGATCTTTTTACCCAAAATGAAATAGTATATTTTGTTGCTAATGTTGGAGAGCCAGTTGTTCTTGATAAATAAGTTGATGCCATAATATTATCCTAGTTAAATTGTCCTGAATTATTAATTCCTACTGTTATTGTTATACTAAAAGCTCTGTCTGCCGTTTGTCCTTGAGCATCAGTAGCTCTAATTGTAAAGCTGTAAGTTGTTTCACTTGTTGCTCCACTTTCA